GAACCTTTACTAAGATCTCACCGTGCTCAAGTTGCTTCTTGTAAATGTCGGCCTGGGTGATCCTGACAGTATGGTTTTCTTCAGCCATTAGATTTCTTCCTGCAATAGTTGAATGTCAAATTCAATAGGTTCATTTCCTTTATGTAGCCAATCAAGATAATCAGCATAATCTTTATTACCTTCAGCAAAAGGAATAGTGGCTTTATCAGATAATCTGACAACTGATTCCTCATAGATTGTTTTTCCATTAGGAAAGACTTGTGCCATTTTCATGTATTTCATAGTTCCGCCGATGCTGAAAAGCTAGTTCCGTATCTAAAGTATCCAAAGCTTCCGTTGCCTCTATACCCTCTACTGACCCAACCTAAGGGTGAGGGTGAGATAATTCCGCTATTGACGGCGTTGTCGTAGTTAGTAAAGGTTTGCGTCACGGTTGGGGTCACTCTCATAAGCACCGGAAAATTGATAAACGATGAAGCGCCAAAACCATTAGGGTCAGTTTGATAGTTGAAGTCAATAGCGGGCGCTCCTGTTGTGGCATAAAAATAGCGTTGACAAGAAGCTAACTCAGCCGCAACGTTTGGACCATTTCTTTTATAGGCAGTTGCTTCGCTTCCAACTTCAAGCTGGACTCCAGTGATTCTAAAGAAGTCGTTAGCGCCAGCGGTTCCAGTTGGTGAGTAAAGAAAAAAGATTTGCAAAGCATCTGCAGTTGTTGGAACTGTAAAAGTAGCTGAGTATCTTGTCCAGCTTCCAGTAATAGCAACATCAGTGTCTGTTCTCAAAAAGTTAGCGTTTGAAGATAAGTAAATTCCATTAGTTGAATAAGCAACCGCGCTAGGTGCCACGCTAGATGAGACAATTCCAAAATTTACTAGGTTGCCTGTCGCGCTAAAGTTAGACCCTCTAATTGCGTAGAAGCTAAGTGTGACAGTTTTGCCTCTAAGCCAAAGTCCAGCTTTCTCAAAATTTTGAGTCAGAACTAAAGCATTAGTTGAAGTATTTCCTGAGTCTCTAATTATGTTTGTAGCAAATTCAAAATCTGTTGGAGTAGTTGTTGAGCGAGACATTGTTCCGCCTGAGGCGGCCGAAGTTCTTGCAACCTTCCACTGATCCGCGCCGTAAAGTTGTGCGCCAAAAGGAAAACTGTTGCCTCGCTGCCAGATGTCAAAGGCGCTATTCAAAACAAGATTTACTCCGTTTTGAAGTCCGCCCTGATTGAGTCCAATAATTGCGTCAGCTGTTGTTCCTGTGTTTAGGATCGGAGATGTGACGTTTACTGTAGAAGTTCCAGGAAGACCCTGCGGGCCGGTAGGTCCAGTCGCACCGGTGTTTCCTGTTTCGCCTTTAGCTCCAACTAGGATCGGCAACCAGGTTGAAGTGGCTGTGTCGTAATACTTTAGTTGCGCCATTAGTTGTACCCGTAAACCTTTACTGTTCCGCTATGAGTTCCAGTGATAGTTAGAGAAAATCCTGTGTAAGAGCTATCAGTTGGAACGCCCCCTTGAAGAACTGCGCTCACATAAGAAGTAGTTGTCGAAATGTATGTAGTCCTAGTCGTATTGAAAGGGTTGAAAACTTCAACGCTATGTGAGTTCATGCTATTAGCTGCGCCCTCTGTCCAACCAAGTAGCAGATTTGGTCTAGCCGTTCCGCCAGCTATCGTGACGCCGCCCGAGCTTTGGTAATAAATTCCGTGACTTCTTTGATTAGAGGTTGTGTAGTTAGTTCCAGATACTCTCATCTGCATGTTTACTTCAGTGTTTACGGTTGCGCCAGATGAAACATGAAGAATTTTGTAATGATTATAGTTGGAGGAAAAAACATCATTGACATGTAGAGTGGTAATTCCCGTGAAAGTTATCAAACCTGTAGTTGAATTTATTGAAGCTGATCCTGACACTGTTGTGACGCTGGTCGGAATAATTGGAACAAGACCTGGTGTAATTGGCGTTGCCGGAGTTTGCCAGTTTGCGTTGTAGTCTGTGGCGTTTATCTTTGTAAGAACCTGCCCAGTCGTGCCACCTACAGGAACGCTTGGGGGAGTAACCCATTGCGTGTTGTAATTTGTAGAGTCAATCTTTGTAAGCATTTGACCTGCAGTTCCGCCAGTTGGAACGGGAATGTCAGAAGGAGCGTCACTGTCTAACCAAAGAACTCCTGTCGAAGTCGGAGCGCTTGGGGATACAACTAATCCGCTATTGCCGACCTGGGTCGCCGTCAGGATGATCGAAGGCACTGCAGGGTAAACTGGCGATGATCCGGCGGGCAAAGCTTCAACAGTAAGACTTAGACTATCTCCGGCCCAGTAAACTTGGACATAATCTCCTGCGGCAGCGGTGGCAACATAGTTTATTGTTATGACCTGACGGTTAGGATTACCTGCACCTTTACGCGGTTGGAGATCCATCTCAGTCGCCGAATCGGCGTAGTCAACTCCGTTTTTTCTTACCCAGAAAACAGACTTAGCAACAGTGGTTCCAACGTTTGTGATCTGGATTGAAAAAGTCAAACTGTAAGTTCCGGAATTAGCAAAAAGAACTCGGTTTCCGCTTGTGATACTTACGCCAATTGCTTCGGCTGTTGTTCCAATTGCGATGACCTGTGCTGCCGTCACGGAAGCAAGTGGCTGATCCGTCATGTCATAGAAAGATCCGTAGAACCCAACCGAACCGCCGCCGCCGCCTGATCCGCCACCTGTAGGTTCGTTTCTTTCCAGGTTGCTAATTCGGTCTTCTTGATTGTTCTGAACAGTGTTTGTTCGAGTCTCTTCAGTCGCAGTGTCAGGTTCACCTACGGTTGCTAAAAGAAAAGCGCCGGAATCAGTAATCGAAATTGCTACTTCTGTAACTGTTGCAACCGCTGTTGTGAGATCCGCAACAACGCTAACTTTGTCGCCAAGGTTCCAGTCGTATCCATAACGCATAAGTCCGTCGTCCGCGGGCTTGACAGAAATACCTTCTAAAGTTCTTCCGCCCTGAGCAAGCAGCTCAAGACCGGATTGCTCAAGTAAAGCTGAATCTTCAGCGTCTCTTTGATCTTTGAAAACTTCGATCCTTCGACCCCAAGCGGTTTCCGAATCTTCAGACTGAGTATTGGCGACTTCAAGTATTTCGCGCAGTTCGCCTTGTCCTTGCCCTGCAACAATAGCCCGGGTAACACTTGGCTTGGAGTATGCGTATTCAGAAGCTGTAAGTCTATTGTTTGCAACGTCAAGTCTGATGTCGCCTGATCTGTCAACAGGTTCATAAACAGAAAAAACTAATTCGTTATCCTGCTGCTTTATGTCAAAACCCAAACCGTCTGTAGAAGCCAGCTTAGTAAACGCCGATCCTAAAACCTCAAACCGTAGTCTGCCCGTTATTGTCGAGCCAAGTCCCGTGTCGGCGGCTAAAGCCAAACCTGGAACGCGTCTTTCGACTGGTGCAGATGGTCCGAGGTTTGCGTCGACATAGTGATACAAAACAGTCGATGCAAGTCCTGTTAGTTCGTCGTATGCGGCTGTTTGAAGACCCGCATCTGGTTGACTAGGGTCAGGGTAAGCTAATCTTTCAAGAAGCAAAACAGAATCGTCAACGCCTTCGATTTCCCAAGTCCCCTCAGGATCGTCTGACGTCTGGACTTTTTTTGCTGCGGTTGTAGGACCAGTAAAAATTACGCCATTTGGACCAGTGACAATTATTCCTGCTCCAGGTTGACGAAGTTGACTTGCGGCAAAACTGCCAGACGGTAAAACCGCCTTCCAAGATCCAACGTTGTTGAACCTCAGCACGACAGTAAAACCAACAAGTTCCTGCTCAGTGATCTGAGCAACTCTTTCTAAAGAACTATTGCGAACCTCAACGGTTAGGTCGACAACTTGCATTAGTGAAGAACCTCGCGTCTTAGGTTGAATGATCCGCTGATCTTTGTGTTTGAATCAGCTCCGGTTGCGGTAATGTTTACAGTGCTTTCTCCGGCCTGAAGACTAAAAAGTTTTGGTGCAGGACCAAGCCCAGAATAAGCGTTAGTCCCTGTTTGGGTAGTCACAGTTCCGAGCTCAGTATTGATAAGAATCGAGTCGCCAGTTTCAAGCAGGTCTTCGTAAATAAAACTAGAACCGTTTGAAGAAATTTCAACAGAACTTGCAGGTCCGTCAATACGCCAAAAAACAGGAGTTTCAACGTCACCTTGGTTGTTTACCAAAATTGTTCCAAGTGCTTGACCAGAACTAACCTGTAATTGGCTAAGTGATCGTGATCCTACGGTTACACCTAGCAGACCTCGAGGAACTTCGCTCGCCGTTACGCTAAAAGTTGTTGCTTCTGAGTTTACCCAAAAAGGCTGTGGAGCTCTTGCGCTTATTACCCATCGAGCAAATTTTTGGTTTGCGTCAGATCCGAAAGTAGTTTCTGCGCCACCTTCCATGTATAAGGTAAGTGACCAAATGTCGCCCGTTGCGTATCGACCTTGAAGAACAAAGTCACGAGCCATAATTTTTGAAAGCCTGCGCAACTTGTCTTCCAGATCTAAACCTGTTTCGCTTAGAACCGTAATTGGTAAGTCCAAAACTCTAATGCCGCGTTTCAAAAACTTGAATGTGCCGCCGTTTCCTGCACTCGGATCGATCCTGACAATTGGTTGTGGAACTCCAAAACCTGTGGTCCCAGTCTCAAGAATGTAGTCTGGTCCGTTTAGACTTACTGAGTCGTTGTTCGCGCCAATTAGAAAAAAGTCAATGTTTACCAACCTGTAATTACCCTGGCTCTCTTTACGGCTTGCAACAAAGCTTGCTCTGCATCAAGCGACTGGTTAGGTGCTGCATAGTAATTTATTGTTTGACCGGCTTGGCTTCCAACTCCCATTAGTTGCTCAAACCTGTTTAGAGGCATAACAACTTCCGGTCCGGCTTCTCCAATTAGAGCAGTAGTCGGTTGGTCTACAAAACCGCCATCGGCTAGTGCAGGAATTCGACCAATTTTTGCTTTTGCTATCTGGTCAATTTTGAAACCAAATGTTTGTCCGCCAATTAGAGGAACCCAGTCAGGAGCTTTGAACTTTAGTTTGTTCAGGGCACCAATAACAAAATTCAAACCGTCAATAATTGAGTTGACCATAAACTCAATGCCGCCGATAATTATGTTTGCGACAGTTATTACTATGTTAGCAATACCGTAAAAAACAGTTTTGAAAACTTCAAAGATTGGAGTCAGGATCACAAGAAGTCCGCCAAGAATTCCTGTCAAAAAGCTGACTGCACCTCCAAGAACGCCTGCTATTACCTGCGCAACAATTACTAAGACAGGAGTAAGAAACTTGATCAAACCAATCAATAGCGGCAGGATCAGCATGACCAATGGCAGAAACGCTTGAACGATTTCTAGGATTGCTGGGATCATAGGAAGTAATGCTTCAACTATTTCTATGATCGGTGGTAAAAGAGCATCTAGGATCGGGAGCAACATGTTGAATAATTCAATCAAAAAAGGCAGTGCGGCTTCTACTATCAAAACAAAGGCGTCAAAAAGTAGACTTATGATTGGAACAAGTCCGCCAAATAAAGTTGCAAGAGTCGGTAAGAAACCCGCGACTGAAGTGAAGAGTGGAGTGAGCGAAGTAAATAAAGCTCCAAGTGCAGGTCCGGCTTGTTGGATCAATGGAGTTATCGCCGACACCAATACAGCAAATGCCGGAGCAAGTGCAGTTCCAGCAGTAATCTTTAGTTCTTCGAAGTTTGCTTTTAGTATTCTCTGAGAGTTAGCAAGTCCGTCAGACGTATTAGCAAAGTCGCCCTGTGTTTTTGCAGTTGACTCAAGTAGCAAACCATACCGAGCTTGAACTTTTTGCGTCTCTGTCAACGCTTCGCCCTGAGCAACAATTCCTGCTCTTACGGCGTAAGCCTTGACTTCGGTGTCAAGAAGATTTATACCAAATCTTTTTAGCGGTTCTGCTTCACCTGCAAGACCAGACTGAAAAACTCCAAGTGCTTCAGAAACGTCAATGTTGAAAACAGAGGCAAAGTCTGCGGCTCTTTCCGTTAGTGATCCGACAACACCTGCAACGTCTCCTTCGCTGCCAGCAATTCTTTCTGCAAAAGCAGAAAACCTAACAGCGGCATTATTGAAATCAGTGGAGGAGACACCCAACCTGGTTGCGGCATCTGATCCTAGTTTAGCAATGTCTCCGGCCGCAGCTCCGTAAGCGACTCGAACGGCGTTAGCGGATTCGCCAAAATCGCTTGCTGCGGTTATTGTTGACTTTACAAAAGACCCAATTGCAACAGTTGCAGCGGCAAATCCAACTTGAAGAGCAAGTCCAACGCGACTACCGAAACCAGAACCAACTCCATTTGCAAGTGCATCTCCACCAACTCCACCTGCGGCAGACATTTGTCCTGACAGTTGCGAGTTTAGTTTTGAAGCAATGCCGTCAATCCGAGGTGTAATTTGAACATAAGCTTCTGCAATTCTGGACGCCATGTTATTCCTTCGGGTTCATAAGTCTAAGTTTTTCTAGCACCTGTGAGCGCAATTGTGCTTTCTTCGGTCTAAGCCTGTTGACGTTTGCGTTAGGCCAAGGCGATGGGTACGGTTTTGGCTTTTTCTTACTGTTGACCATAGCCAATAAGTCGTAAGAGTGGGAGGCTACAATCCAGTTTCTGTCAACAGGATAATCCCAATTGTTTTTTGCGGCTTGAGTCCAGGAAGACGGATCACGAAGCAAAACAGCAATTAGTCTTACGGCTTCAATCCAAGGTATTGAAATGCCTATGTCCTGAATTCCAAAATTGAAACGAGATCTCAGGTCGTATGCGATTTCTGATGGGTGCTCTTCGATTATCTCTAAGAGCTTACAGATTCCCCCAATGACGCACCTTGAGTCCAACCTTCGAGCCAAGCAGCAAATTCTTTTGCAGTCATCGAGTCAATAGCTTTTAGTTCAGGTGAGTCTTCGCCCAAGATGTATTCAATAATTGTAAACGCTTTGTCGGCGTCGTCAACGGTTTTTCTTGCTGCTCTTAAAGCTCCAACTGGCAAACTGCCAAAACCTGGAACGCTGTATTTTTTGCCTTTGTGATCAAATTCGTATTTGTCTTTAGCGGTCATTTTTACTTCCTAGTTAGATTTTGCGGTCTGTAAGTTTGAAGACCCAAGGGAGCAGGTCGACCGCTTCGCCCACTCCCTTGGGAGTTTGTTACGGAGCTGGTTCGAATTCGGAGTGGAAGATGTCAGCAACGCGACCAGCGGAAGCGTAAGCTGTCAAAGTAACGCCGTAAGAAACGGCTTCTCCGTTTTGAATTGTCTGTGCTTCTACAGATAGAACCTCTCCTGCTGGGACGTAGTGACGAATTACTTTGTCGCCGTCCACAATGTCAATTACAAAAGACTTACGTCCTCCAGTGTTGACCGGGTTTAGCTCAATCTTGCCGTCGACCAAAGTCGATCCGAAGTAAAGCTCAAGAGTTTCTTCAGTTGTTTCTAGCAACGCGAATGTGTAAGTAACTGTTCCTTCAGTAATTACTTCGCGGACCAGGTCGGCATTCTGCCAAGCTCTGATCTGGTTTGTTGACTTGTCTGATGCAAACTCAACTCCGTCTGCGGATACGTAGCCAAGTGAGCTAAATCCGGTCAGGGTTGAAGTTGCGGTTGTTGGAGCAGCAGCAGTTGTTGGGCCAACGTAAACTTCGCCCGTAATTCCGACTACCACGTTTTCGGCGGTTAGTGCCATTTGTATTTCCTTTCGAAAGGTAGCCAGTGGCTACGGTTTTCAGCTTGAGCTGAAATTTATAGTGTTGAGCCTTTTGTAATTAGCTCTAGTGTCATGTAGCGACACTCTTGCGGTCCTGCTTCGTCAACTCTTATTGGGGACAAAACAACTTGACTAAGTTTGATAGATTCGCCTGTCATAGTGACAGATAGGGCTTCAATGAGTCGGGCGAGATCCGAAGCGTCTGCGTAAGTATTTGCCCAAATTTGTATGCCAACTCTTTCTGACTTTCTCACCCAATCAAGCTTTGGTCCGCCGTCTGCGCGTATAACAATGATCCTAGTGGGATAAGGAACTAGATCTGCGGCAGGTTTTATTGTTGAAACGTGAACGTCTTGAGCATAGGTTTCTGATCGTGCTTCTAATTCCGCTTTTACAGCTGCAACTAAAACTTTTTCAACGTCAGGAAAAATAACTGCTGGCATCATTTTTTAGTGGCTCCTAAAGCTCTGGCTAATGCGCCAGTTCGCATTTCAATAAAACGCGCTTCCGGTCGCGGATCAATAACGTTTGCAACAACACGGCTTTTGCGAGACTCCGTATCAATTTCAACACGGAAGTCAGGTCCGGCTTTTGAAGCAACGTCTTCGCCAACTTCTTTTAGAAAATTAGCAACTTCTGAACTCTTTAGAAGTTTACCTATTTCGGCTCTGTCAAGGTTTATGTAAACTGAGTTAGCCAATGCGCTTCCTTAGGTGAACAACAGTCCCTGAGTCAAATCCTGTAAACGGACTTAACCAATCCTGGCTCTGTCCGTCCTGAACCCAATTAGTATTTCTGATTACAAAAAGATCTCCAACTTGCACGGCGGTTCCATTTGGAAGATAAACAGTAATCTTGCTATCAATCGGATCCCTAGCCGCGTCTACAGGCTCCCCAGTGGCCCCAAAACCAACCAGGGCGTCCTTTATTGTAATAGTTGTGGTGGAATAGGTTGGGTTGCCGTAATCGTCTGTAGACGTCACTGAACGCCTTCTGATAATGATTGTTTCGCCGCCACGAATGAAGCTCATGCTTAGTTGACCTGTCTCCAAATTGGCTCAGTTGTTTCAGGGTTTGGAAAAGGCCAGTAATCCGGAGATCTCATTGCTGGCGCAGAATTGAATGAATAAGCTTTGCCAGATTTGTTTGGTGCGAGTAGAGATTTTTCATCGGCAGAAAGCCAAATGTCAACGTTATCTCCAAAGTTGCGAGCCTGCCCAAACGGACCAGTTGTCTGTTGTACGTAATTTAGGGATTCAGGGTTTCGTAAAAGTCTTGTGACCATACGGCAAACAACTAGGATCACCGTATTGATGGGCAATTCGTCGTCATCGATCCGGACTTGAATTCCTGGATACTCAGACAAAATTACTGATTCGGCATCGTCAATTAGGGCCTGAATGAGATCCGTGTCAGTTGGAACTCCTGCACCAACCCATCGGTCTTGTACGTCTTGCGGCGTTGTCCAGCTCATGAGTGCCTTTCTAAATTTGTTGGGGTGGTGTCAGGAGACACCCATGTAAATAGATGTCTCCTGACACGCGAGTTTTGCTATTACGCAGTTAGCTTCTTGAAAGCTGCAATGTCGCCAACGCGGAAACCAACTTCGATTTCTGCTAGAACAGCGAACATGTTCTGCTGGAATAGGTTGATTGTGGTCTCGCCAGAAACCAAGGTCGCCTGATCGGAGATCTTGATCTGTACGTCGCCAACCTGACCCCAGATTGCCTGTGACCAGTCACCAGCAAAACCAAGTACGTCAGTTGTGGTGTCTAGGTAAGCTGCACGAGACTTGAAAACTGGACGTCCAAGAACAGATCCAATTCCGCCTTCAGTTTGTGCGTTACTAATGAATAGCGGGCGAAGAACATCGTCCTTCTCGCCTAGAAGCTTTGCTTCTCCCTGAGGGGAAACAATGATTCCGTTCATGTCGTAACCGGATGCGCCGATTGCAGATAGAGCAGCAACCATACCGTTGTAGTCAAGAACCTGAGATCCAGCAGATGCTAGAGTGTCAAAGTCTGAACCCGGTGCGGTTCCGTGGAATGCAGTTGTGTCGAACTTCTTTGCAAGAGCAGCAGGAAGTCTGTCTGCTAGTGCTGAGTAAAGTGCAGGTAGGTCGCGACGGAACTCGTTTGAGAAAGTCTCGATTACTGCCAACTTGTAAGGACGAAGAACCTTGTTGCTAACGGTTGGGTTAGAAACTGGCTTCTCGTCAGTCTCGCCAACCCATGAAGCAACTGGCTCGCCTGTGATGATGCTAACTGCTGCGCCTGAACCTGGAAGTGCAAGACGACGTGCAGCGGTCTGAATGACGGATGCTTCCTGGACCTTTGCCAAGATTTCTCCGGATACTGCTTCAGGCAGGTAAACGCCTGAGGTGCTTCTATTGATGTCAACCATGTGGTTGTTCTCTCTTTCTTAGAGTATGTTTGCCAAAGCAGCGGCGAACTGATCCCCAGTAGACTGACCACCCGAAGATGGTTTTCCCTGGTTCAAGTCCGGCTTTGGAGTGTTTGGTTTTGACTGATCCGCAATGAGCGAAAGCAGTTTGTCAGCCGCGCTTTCCAACTCTTGACGAGTTGTTCCGTGCAGCAGATCGAGCGCGTCTGTTGGAATGCCCTTCTGAGAGGCAACTTCAAACTTCAGCAATTTAGTCGAAGACTCAGAAGCTTCGGCTTTGAAACGAGCCAATTCGTCGGCCATCTTTTCAACTTCAGATTTTTGACTTGTTTCGAACTCGCGCCATTGATTAGCAGCTTCGTGATCTGCTTTAGCCCGAGTTTCCCATTTGCGAGCTTCAGCCTTCCAATCAATTTCTGGTGAACCCTGCGGTTCTGAAACTGATTCGTTGGTTGTTGCTTCTTCAACTGGTGTAGTGATTTCTTCACTCATTGCGTTTTGCTCCTATGCAGGATAATCAGCCATGCGGCTGCGTCCGACGATGTGCCGGAAGTCTAATTCCAACCTGTAATTTGGCGAACCAACCTCAGGTGGTTTTTTGTAGTCAGTGTCAATTCTGGAAATTTTTTTGCAGCAACGTTTCTTTTGAAACTTAGATAGCCCACTTCTTCACGCCTTGCTTGTAACTCTTTGTTTGCTAATGCGTAAGCAGATCTTACTTGAGAAAAAATAGGAAGCTCCGTCGGGCTTTCTCCTTCAAAAATTGGTCTTGAAGTGCACCTGCAAAAATCATGATACTTTGAAAATGAATTTGTTTTTCTTACTTCAGCCACTGCAGCCATTGTCAGGCAAAATGCGCAAGCATCAGAACTTGGAATTCTTTCGTATTTTTTTCCGCCTGGGTCAGAAACAATGTTAAGAGATAAATTTTCCCGGTCTGCTCCAGCGACTAAGCGCTGGACATTCCCGGCTAACAAGGAAACGACTGTTTCAAATGGTCTATCGTTATAGGTATTTGCTATTGCAAAACCTATTGCTGCATTAGCCGGTGTTACCGTGTCGTAATCAAAAATTTGTGCTGAGTAATCAGTCGAAAGGTTTGCTAAAGCCCGGCTTTCATTGTAATAGTTTGCCGATACAACCTGGGCGGCTGTAGAAAACTCTGAAGCTATAGCTGGGATTGTTTCTCGTAAAGCTCCAGCAACATCGTTTACAGGCTCATCTTTTACTAATGTCAAAACGCCAACAACCTCGGCCATTGCTAAAGTAGCTATGTTGTTTATTGCGTCCCGGTGATCACTAAGAAGTGACACGCCTGCTCGCTAGTTCTGCAACCGTTGGATTGCTCTGTGAGGCGGCCGTTGCTGCAGCTGCAAGGTTACCAACTAAATTTGTTGCCCTAGCAACTCGCTTCTCGGCCTTTAGAACTTCTTTATCCGAGTCAGTAAGACCAATGCGGTTGTAAGTAACTTCTGAGTCTCCAAGCAATACACCGGCAGCAATTAGCTTCACGGCTTCGTCCGCGGCTGCAGCTCTTGTAGGAGTTGAAGCGTCTCGCCAGATTGGGCGAATAGAACTTGCTTCTGCTGGGATTGATCCGTCGCGAACCAATAGCGCTAGTCTAGCAACTTCCGCCCAAGTGCGACCAAATTGCTTCTGGCGTCTTTCAGCGCGCTTTACAAGTCTTGCTTCCATTTGGCGAATTGCATCGGCACTTGATGGGTTGTCTGTTTGGAAACCGAGGTAAGAAGAAGGTATTGCTGTTTCGGCGGCAAGCAACTGAGCATAAGCCCTGATCTGCTCAAAGTATGGTGAAGTAGAGTTTGCGGCAAACTGTCCGACCTGAGGAACTTGACCATCTTCATTTGTTGGAACTCCAAGGTAACGACCTTGATAAACAGTCCAAGGGTTCAAAGGATTTCCGTCAGCATCGGTAAAAATGTCTTCAGGTGCTCCAAGAATGTAACGCTGCGGAGCTGAATAAAACTCTCTTGCAACTTCAGCACCAAGCAATGTTCTCATTGCGCTATCTGTATAGCTTCTAACTGCAGGGGTAATTTCTGATCGGCCATAAGGATCCGAGCTGCGTGGGTTATTAGGTAATGAAGCAACTAATACTCGACCAAGCCTGTGCTCGTCACGGTCAACGTCAAACCACATTCCGTTTGCATACTCAAGGCTAATGTTCACATCTGGCAGATACAAGGTTCCAAAATTTGGCACGCCATTTTCAGATCTGTGAACTAAAAGAGCTGCGGACAAGCGTCTTGTTCTCATGTCGTAATGAGCAGTCATGGTTGTTGGCGACTCAATTGTAATTAGCGGGTCAGGCTCGCCTTCGCGGCCTTTACCAACAACAATAAAACCGGTTCCAAAAGTAAGTGCATCACGATGACCAAGGGTTGACTCAAGATCAAGTTCGTTTGCACGGAAAATTTCATTCAAACCAAAAGCATCGCCACCAATGTACCCTTCAAGGTCTAGGCGCTCTTCAAGTACGTCAACAGCGGTTCCGGCCCAACCAACAACGGATTGAACAGCTGTTAGTTGTGGTGGGATTGAAATGCGAAGATCTTTTAGTCGGTTTTTACCTTCGTAATAGCGACCCAGTTCTGCATTCTTTGCATCGTGGCTTTGCAGTTTCCTGAACAAGTGGTCAACTATGCCAAGTTCATCTGGAGTTAGGCTCATAAAATGATAGCCTTTCGAGTAGTAGATGTCTTGCGGTCTTTGATTACTGATCTTGCCCCATTAGCAAGAACTGAACATGCCAAGAGGTCAACTTTTCGTGGTGAACCACGCTTCTCCTTACGGAAAGAGCCTGACTCTGTAGCAACCGCATTCAGAACGTGTCTCTGAAGTCTTGGATCGCCGTCATGACCGATCTCTTTGGCTACAAGATCGGCTAAAAACTGTTGCGCCATTGGTGCTATTCTGTGGTTGGTTGGTGGAATACGCTCAACTTTTCTGCGCCAGCGTTTTGACCATTCAAGAACATCAGGCTCGTAAAAGCTTGGATCGCACCAAAACAATTGTACGTCGTATTCAGCAAACATCCGCTCAATAGAAGCGTTGACGTCTGCGCGGTCGACCGTCCATTCAGGATCTTGCGGATCAGGTTCCCAAACGTTCAAAACTTTTAGTGTTCCTGTTTCAACATCAATAGCAACAAGCCCTGTTGCGTCACCTGATACAGAACCGTCAAAACCAGCACAAATTTTTGCGCCTGGTTTGATTGTGGTTTCTCTTAGTGCCTCGGACCAGTGATGCGGACTAATAAAGTCTTCACCGGCTAATCTAACCCACTGGTTGAGTCTATAACGCTGGAAGCCTGCGAAGCCTGCAGATCCTGCCGAAGCAATGGCAGCTTCAAAGTCTCCCTGGTCAAGTAGTCCTTCAGCCAGGTTTGGGTTTGCGATGGTCCAGCTTGCCGGGTTTGTCGGATCGGCGTCTTGGCCAGCTTCCCACCACCAAAACCCGAACTGCGGATCGTCAATTTCTCCAGCGGCAACTCTTTTTCCGTGCTCATACAAACGTCCAAGCAAAGTGTCAGTGTTTCCACCCGCGGTCGTGATACCGACAACAAGCGATTCGGGTCTATCGGCCGATCCTTGAGTAAGCGCTTCCCAAAGCTCATCGCCACGGGTATTGCTAATCGAAGAAGGCCAAGCATGCAATTCATCAGCAACAACAAGCGACGGTGCAAGACCGTGGGCTCGCATTGCATCAGCTGACAAGGCTCTATAAACGCTTCCTTTACTCGGAAGCTCTAGTGCGTCTCTATAAACTTTTACAATTCGAGAAAGTGCGGGATTATCAAGAACCTGTTGGCGCGCTTCACCAAAAACAATTTTGGCTTGTTGACGATCGGAAGCGGCCGAATAAATCTGACCACCTTGCGGTCCGTGAACTAGGTGCTCAAGAGCTAACGCCGTTCCTAATAAACTTTTTCCGTTTTTCCTTGGAAGTCCGATTACAGCCCTGCGATAGCGAAGTAAATTTGTTTCTGGATCAAGTTCTAAAAGCCTGTCCATAAGCCAGTTTTGCCAGCTTGTAAATTCTAAAGGTTCGCCGGCCTTGAAGCCGCGAGAAGCTTTCAAAAGTGTTGCTGCGAAGTCTGAAACGTCCGGCCCCCTGGTGTGGTCGGATAGGGTTGGAACTGACCAAGCAGGAGCCCAAGCGTCAGCCGCGGTTGCCAGCACGCTCTTGTCGGCGCTTTTGTAAGTCATCGAGTTCATCACGAACCCTGACTTCTGCAAGGCCTAATCTTGCCCTGTCCGCCGGTGAAAAACCTAACGAAGAAAGCCAGGCTGTCATTTGAGCTCGCAGCTCTTTCATCTGGCTTATGTATGGGTGAGTAACAATTGACCCATTGCTGGTAATGTACGTTCTTTCAGCAAGTCCGGTCGCGAACGCGTTTCGGATCTCGGAGTATTCATCGAAAGCTTCACACAACAAAGTAACGGTTGTTCGGTCTGCAGCTGGAGCAAGCCACTGACGACCAGCTTCCCAGGTGTGATTCCAAAGCTCGAGTCCAGGATCAAGTAATGACAACGGAGCTTCTGGGATCGAACTAATTCCGTCAATCCCGCTTCCAGGTCCTGGTGCGGGTGGAAGTGTTTTGTGACCTGGGTTTCCCAAGGCTCTTTGCATTTCTGCGGGTTTGGCAGGTCTTCCTGTCGGTCTTCCGGTGGCCATGCGGCTCCTTGTCTTGTGTCCATGCGGACTTCTTAGTTTTAGGTCTTATTTGAACCGCCCCCTTTGCTTTCAAGGTTGCATTCATACGCTAACCGCCTCGTGACCGATCCTATAGGGGGAGGGG